TCGGATGAAAGAAGCCACAGGTGAGATAGACTGGGACTTAGCTGCTATGAGGGCATCACAGTCCTCGTGGAAAGATGAATGGCTGACCCTACTGTTCAGCATTCCTCTAGTACTGAGCTTCTGTGGTGAATGGGGTAGGGCGATAGTGGCAGACGGATTTACGGCTTTGGCAGGAATGCCACAGTGGTATCAGATTGCGTTAGGAGCTATTGTATCGGCAAGCTTTGCCACACGGTCTGCAGGTAAATTTTTTAATAGGATGAAAAAGAAATGAGACTAGGGTTGCTAATAAATAGTATGATGGCAGTTCTAGTTTTAGCTACATTTATAGCTGTAATATTGTAGGAGAAATAATGGCATTTAAACTATCAAGTAGAAGTCTAGGTAAACTAGAAGGTGTGAACAAGTTATTAGTAGATACAGTAAAACGTGCCATCGAAGTGAGCAAAGTGGACTTTGGAGTTATCTATGGTGTCCGTTCCTTAGAAGAACAGGAGAAGCTGTACAAGTCAGGACGCTCACAGACTATGCGTAGCAAACACCTAATACAAGAAGACGGAACATCACACGCTGTCGATTTAATGGCGTATGATGGCAGTAATCCAAGTTGGGATATCGTGATGTATGATGATATAGCTGACGCAATGAAAGCTGCAGCCAAAGAAACTGGAGCTAAAATACGTTGGGGAGCAGCATGGAATATAGACAGCATAACCGATTGGGATAGACCGATGGAAGATGCTATGAATAATTACATAGACGTAAGAAGGAGTCAAGGTAGGAGACCATTTATTGATGGTCCACATTTTGAATTAAACTAATGGCACTTACAGAAAAACAACAAAAGTTTTTAGATGTACTCTTTGAAGAAGCACGAGGTAATCCTGTAGAAGCAAAGAAGCTTGCAGGATACAGCGAGAATGTTGCAACATCTTCTATTACAAATGCGTTGAAAGAAGAGATAGCTGACCTCACTAAAAAGTTTATTTCTTCTTCTGCTACTAAAGCAGCCTATTCTATGTTTGAAGTAATGCACAGTCCTACAGACTTGGGTAACAAAGAAAAGATGGTGGCTGCAAAAGATATACTAGACCGTAGTGGATTTACTAAAACAGATAAGGTGGAGGTGACGGCAGCTAGTCCTCTGTTTATCCTGCCACCGAAGAACGATGAGAACGACTAAAGACTGGAAACTTCCTGTACCTGAGGAAACAGAAGATGGGTTTGATTGGCAACCTGTTGTACGAGTAGGACGAACTGTACCCTTTGGATACGAACAAGACCCAGAAGACAAAGATATTCTTTTACCAATAGTAGAAGAATTAAATTTGTTAGAAAAGGCTAAGAAGTATCTAAAACAATATAGCTACAGAGATGTATCTAACTGGTTGAGTGAACAGTCTGGACGCTACATATCCCACGTAGGTTTGATGAAGAGAGTAAAACTTGAACAAAAGCGTAAGAGAGAAGCTTCAAATCAACGCTACCTTGCCCAAAGGTACAAAGAAGCCCTTGAGAAAGCAGAAAAAATCGAAGCTACAAGATTCGGTGCAAGAGACCAAGGCACACGCACAACCGAAGCCTGAGCCGATAGAAACGGAAGAAGCACAAAAAGTTATCTTCCAACCAAACAAAGGACCACAGACAGAGTTCCTGTCAGCAACAGAACGAGAAGTTTTATACGGTGGTTCAGCAGGAGGTGGCAAGTCTTACGCAATGTTAGCCGACCCTGTGCGATACTTTAATAACCCACACTTCAGAGGGTTGTTAATAAGACGAACAACAGAGGAACTAAGAGAACTTATCTCTGCTTCTAAACAATTATATCCAGAAGCAATACCAAACATAAAGTTTATGGAAAGAGATAAGACTTGGGTAGCACCGTCAGGAGCAACACTGTGGTTGTCTTACTTGGATAGAGATGATGATGTTACACGGTATCAGGGACAGGCATTTAGTTGGATAGGATTTGACGAGTTAACACAGTGGGCAAGTCCGTATCCGTTTGACTACATGAGGTCAAGACTACGTGCAGCAAGAGGGAGTGGATTAGACCTGTATCAACGAGCCACAACAAACCCCGGAGGAGCAGGACATCAGTGGGTTAAGAAGATGTTCATAGACCCTGCACCACACGGCACAGCTTTTTGGGCAACAAACATAGAGACAGGTGATATTCTACAAATGCCGAAAGGTCATAGCAGAGAGGGTGAGCCACTATTTAAAAGACGGTTTATTCCTGCAACACTGTTTGACAATCCATACCTAGCCGAAGACGGTATGTACGAAGCAAACCTTTTGTCGTTGCCAGAGCATCAACGTAAACAACTGTTAGAAGGTAATTGGGATGTTAATGAAGGAGCAGCATTTCCAGAGTTTAATAGGAGGGTACATGTTGTTGAGCCTTATGATATACCTCACAGTTGGACTAAGTTTCGTGCTTGTGACTATGGGTATGGCAGTTACACAGGTGTAGTCTGGATAGCCGTAACACCTGCAGAACAGTTAGTCGTTTATAGAGAGTTGTACGCATCAAAAATATTGGCAACAGACTTGGCTGACATGGTGCTTGAAGCAGAAGCAGAAGATGGTAAAATACGTTATGGTGTATTAGATAGTTCACTGTGGCACAAAAGAGGAGATACAGGACCTTCATTGGCAGAACAAATGATAATAAAAGGTTGTCGATGGAGACCCTCTGATAGAAGTAAAGGAAGTCGCATTGCAGGGAAGAACGAGATACACAGACGATTACAGGTTGACGAGTTTACTGAAGAACCTAGACTTGTCTTCTTTAACACTTGTACAAATATTATATCTCAACTTCCTTCTATCCCACTCGACAAAAACAACTCGGAAGATGTAGATACAAAGTCTGAAGACCACCTGTATGACGCATTACGTTATGGTGTTATGACACGACCACGAAGTAGTTTGTTTGACTACAACCCAGATATGCAGCGAACTGGTTTTCAAATGGCTGACTCAACTTTTGGATACTGAGGTAAAATATGGAAGAAGATGGTATAAACCCTGACTCAACAGAAGCATCAGCAATTGATGATATGGAGCAGGATGCACTAACAGACGCACCTGCAGGAGACATAGTTAGTTTTGTAAAAGGTAAATTCAACAAAGCCGAAACAAACAGACGAGGTGATGAAGAGAGATGGATACAAGCCTACAGAAACTATCGTGGTTTATACAGTCCTGAAGTACAATTTACCTCTACAGAAAAATCAAAAGTATTTGTTAAAGTAACTAAAACAAAAGTTCTTGCTGCTTACGGACAGCTTGTAGAAGTATTGTTTGGTGGCAACAAATTTCCCCTAAGTATTAACCCAACAGTATTACCTGACGGAGTAGAAGACACTGTTAGTCTTGAAACAAATCCTCAGGTAAAAGAAGCTACAGATGAGATAGTTGGTGATGACCAAGCTATGCCTGAGCTTCTTCCCGGAGAAACATTTCCTGACTTTATGCAACGTGTAGGTCCTCTACAAGATGACCTCAGTGCTGTAGAAGAGGATGTTAAGTTTAAGTCAACAGGCAGTCCTACGTCTGTCAACTTTCATCCTGCAATGGTTGCAGCAAAGAAGATGGAAAAGAAAATACACGACCAACTAGAAGAGTCGAATGCTAAGAAACAACTACGAGCCGCAGCCTTTGAAGCGGCTCTTTTTGGTACAGGCATAATGAAAGGACCTTTTGCTGTAGACAAAGAGTATCCTAATTGGGACGAGAATGGTGTGTACAATCCACTGTTTAAGACTGTACCACAAACTTCTCACGTATCTATCTGGAACTTCTATCCAGACCCTGATGCAAGCAATATGGATGAAGCAGAGTTTATTATAGAGAGACACAAGATGTCTCGCTCTCAACTACGTGCTTTGAAGAAAAGACCATTCTTTAGAGAGAATGCCATTGACAAATCTCTTGATGAAGGAGAGATGTACAATAAAGAATGGTGGGAGCATGTCATGGAAGACAACAACCAAGAAGACAGAGCCGAAAGGTTTGAGGTTCTAGAGTTTTGGGGTTTTGTTGACAGAGAGATAATAGAAGAGTATGACGTTGATATACCTGAGGAGTTAGGTGATGTAGAGCAAGTTAGTGTAAATATTTGGATATGCAACAACAATGTTCTTAGACTTGTTATGAATCCGTTTACTCCTGCCTACCTACCTTATTATGCAACACCATATGAGATGAATCCATACAGCATATTTGGTGTAGGTATTGCAGAAAATATGGATGACACACAGACACTAATGAATGGTTTTATGCGTATGTCTGTGGACAATGCTGCTCTGTCAGGTAATCTTATTATAGAAGTAGATGAAACAAATCTAGTACCGGGTCAGGATTTATCTGTATATCCGGGAAAAATATTTAGAAGACAAGGCGGCGCACCGGGTCAGGCTATCTTTGGTACAAAGTTTCCTAATGTGTCGAATGAAAACATGCAGATGTTTGACAAGGCACGACAGTTGGCAGACGAGAGTACAGGCTTTCCGTCCTTTGCTCATGGTCAGACAGGTATCACAGGTGTAGGACGTACAGCATCAGGTATTAGTATGCTCATGTCGGCTGCTAACAACTCAATACGTAGTGTAATTAAAAACGTAGATGACTATCTACTAGGACCAATAGGTAAAGCATTCTTTAGTTTTAACATGCAGTTTGATTTCGACCCTGAGATAAAGGGTGACTTAGAGGTTAAGGCACAGGGTACAGAAAGTCTTATGGCTAACGAGGTACGTAGCCAGAGACTAATGCAGTTTATGCAGACAGTATCTAATCCTGCTCTCGCTCCGTTTGCACGAATGGATTACATTGTTAGAGAGATAGCAAAGTCTATGGACTTAGACCCTGACAAAGTAGCTAACTCTATGAGTCAGGCTGCAGTACAGGCTGAGATACTTAAAAAGTTTCAAGAGCAAAATCCAACACCTCCCCCACCTGAGGAGGGTAAACCTCCACAAGAAACACAAGAAGTTCCTGCAGGTGTTCAACCTCAAGACACACAGGGTACAGGAGGAGGTACTATAGGTACAGGCTCAGTGCCAACACCTGATGAACCGGGATTTACTGGAACTAGACAATGAACTTAAAAAAATTAGTAAATGATAAATCTCTATGGGACAATTTCATAGAATACATTGATGACGCTATTCAAAAGAATCATGTAGCCTTAGAGCAGTCTGACAATCATGTGGTTATCCACAGACTGCAGGGTGCAATAGGTGCGTTACGTAGACTTAAATATCTTAGAGAAGAGATGAATGGAACTGAATGAGCAGACACAAAAGGCTTTTGGAGTTGTATCCAAAGAAGAAGCTGAAGAAATAAATAGAGAACGGTCTCTGTTTAATAAGATATTCAGTCCCATAGAATCACGAGTAGTATCTGATGATGTTAAAAATCTTTTATTAGACCCTAGTGTAGTAGACCCTGAGTTTGATATGAGAGATTTATTAGCACTAAAGAGTGATGAAGACTTTATGGAAGAGTATGCTAATACGCAAAACGAAAGAGCTGCATTAAAAAGAAAAGAAAGTGAGAACTCTTTTAGAAATACAGGATATGACTTCTTGACAGAAAGACTAAACCTAGACCCATCAACAGCACAAGGAGTTGTAACAGCTGCAGAGTTTGTACCTTTTGTAGGTGACTTACCTATGATAGAGGATGCTGTTGACCAGTTTAAAAGAGGAGACATAAAAGAAGGAGCTTTGACAACCACATTAGCTGTAGCAGGTATTGCATTCGATGGTATTCCTCTTATAGTAAAAAATCTTAAAAGAGTAAAAACAGACATTCCTGAAGAAAAAGTTACTCCTGAAGAGGAAGCTTTGAGTTCTCCATTAGTACCAAAGATGTTTGTTGGTGAAAAAGCTAAACTTGATGAAACAAACATTGTGCCTACAGTCTTATCAAATTTAGAACCAAGAACTGCAACTAAAAGATTACAAGACGCAAAGTTAGATTTTAGAAAATTTTTAGTCAATAATAGTATAAAGTCATCTGGTAATATTACTGCTGATATGAAAAATATGACTCCAGAATTAAGAGAAAAGACAGCAAAACACCTTGATAAATTGTGGATAGACCACGGTTTTACCGTTGGAATGAACAATAAATTTTTTACAGAAATAGATGATGGCTTTTTATTTAAACAGTCTCCTGATAATAATTTTAATTTTGAAAAGTTTATAGATGAACAGAATAATATGATAGTTCAAGAATTTCCTACTAGAACTAAACTTGTAAAATTAGGCGATTTTTTAAATCATCCTCAACTTTATAACGCTTATCCTGAATTTAAAAATCTAGGTATTAGAGTAAGAACTAGGGGTCAGGATGCAGGTTCAAGTGACACTCCTTATGAATTAGTAAGAGGTAGTTATGCTAAAGTTGATGTTGCTGCTCCTGTGGGGTCTGAGTTTTATTCAGGCATTGGATTACAATTACCTACAAAATCTGGACTTATAAAGCCATTTAATGAATTTACAAAAGAAGAAAAAGATAAGGTAATGTCCACGTTGTTACACGAAATACAACATGCTGTACAGCATAAAGAGGGCATTTTATTTCCACATAGTCAATTAAAACAGGCTAGAAAGAAACAAAAAGAAGCAGTTACAATGGATATTCTTGATATAAATAATAGACTAAAACAGGGTGTTACAGAAAAAACTGCTGACAGGCTAAAAGGAAAAAGACTTCAACTGTTATATCAAAGAGACAGACTTAGTGTAATGGATGATGATGACTTTTATTATAAACTAGGAAAAGAAGTTCATGCTAGAAATGTTCAGAATAGAAGAACTTGGGATGCTTTAATGAGAGCTAGTTTTAGTCCTTATAAGACTATAACAAATCCTAATGCGTCACAGATTTCTGGAGAAGAAATAATTAGAAGGGCTTCTACTAACGATAAAACAGGTGAAATTGATTTTAATGCATATAGAGTTTTATCAAATAATATTATCGAAAATATAAAAAACAAACCTAAAATAGTAGTTCCAAAAGTTTTTTCAGATGTTGATACTAAAGAATTAGCAGAGGGTATTCAGCAACAAAAGAAAGGAGATACAACTTTTTTAGAAATGGGAGATTATTTTACCACTGAGGGAAGTGCTAAAGATGTTGGCTTTAAAAAACTTGCAGACAATAGAGGAACAAAAACAATAACTGATGACTCTGGAAATAAGGTAGATATAAATTTGTATCATAGAGATGACATCGGTTTATTTTTTACATTAGATGATATATCAGGAACATCAGGTAAAATGTATATTGCTGAGAATGATGCTATAAATAATGCACTATTTAGAAAGAACGATATAACTTCTTATAGTCCTCAAAGTGAATTAACTGAAACTTATGGTCCTAATGTACAGATAAGAATGATACTATTAGACCAGTTAGGTTATGATATAAAAGACCTTGATAAATTAGCAAGAGAAGCAGGGGGTTCTAATTCCGAAAAGTTTCGTAAAGACTTTAAACAAAAAACACAATCATTCACACGAGTATCAATGAGACCTGAGGACATAGTTGATTATGATGAGAAAGCTGCTCTTAAAACTTCTAGAAAAGAAAGGTTTCCTTTACCTGAAATAAGAGAGTCATCCCCTAAATCAGATATTAGACAAACATTTATGCCTGAGGAATCAACTCAAGACAAATTAAAAAAATATTTAAAAGATGCTCCTGACCTATTAAAGATGATGGGATTAGATAAATAAATGGCAAAAGGTAAATGATATGAAAGTAAGAACACCTGCTTCTAAACCAGAGGAAATAGATAAAATAGGTATGATGAAAATGCCTATGCGTAAACCTGCTATTATAAAACCTGAAACTCAAGAGTCATTAGGTGACTTAGAGTATGAAGCTGAGGTTAGACCAGAGTTTATTAGTCCTATTGGGTTGCTAGGTCTTGACCCTAAAAAAACCACAATAGCTTTTGAACCTGATGCTTTTGGTTATCAAGGGTCTTATCGTCCTAGTAATGATATGATGAGTATTACTGATGTAACCGATAAAGGATTAGATGCTTATGATAAGTATAGTACAGAAAAGATAGACAGAAAACAGTATAGGGCTATGAAAGAAAACCCTACCATAGAGCATGAAGCTATACACAGGGGTTTACAAATACTAGCAGACTACTATGATTATGATGAGATAGCTAAAAGGTTTGACGCAGAGACAGCCGACTTCTTATTTGAAAATGCCACAACAGCAGGAAGGTTGGCTAGTGAAGTTATTACAGAATTGAATGATGCAAGAAGATTAGGTTTAAAAGATTATGAGACATTTGTAAATAGATTTAGAAACAAAACTACAATAGAGGGTGGTGATGAGGAGTTAAAACTATTTATGGCTAAAAATCTTGCATACTTACCTGCGATGGAAGAGTTAGCAAAAGAAAGATTATATGACAGGAATCCAAAGGGAGGCCCTACAAAAGATGCAAGGGGACTAGCAAAAGGTAGCCTAGATAAAAATTTTTATAAAGGTAAGAGAGTTAAGAAGAATATACTGTCAGACTTTGTTGGTAATATACGACAGAAGTTCAAAGAATTTGTAACTAAAAAACCTGACTTTGAAGAAACAAGTAAACAAATGCCAAAAGAATTTAACAAGGGTGGTGCTGCTATGGAACAACAAATGGAGATGGCTTTTATGCAAGAGGGTGGACTAAGAGATGACGGTATGGACAGAGACCCTGTGAGTGGTAATGAAGTTCCATCTGGTTCACTAGCAGAAGAAGTAAGAGATGATATACCTGCACAGCTTAGTGAGGGAGAGTATGTCGTTCCTGCAGATGTTGTACGATTCTTTGGTATAAAGTTCTTTGAAGACCTACGTATGCAAGCTAAGATGGGACTTGCACAAATGGAAGACGCAGGACGTATAGGTGGAGAGCCTATTGAAGAAGACGCAGAAATGCTTGACCCTGAAGACGAAATGAAGATACGTGAAATGGTAAAAGGTTTTCAAGAGGGTGGTGTAACTACAGATGAAGATTTTAAAAAGGATGCAGAAGATAAGAAGTTTGACTTTGCTAAATACTCAACTCCGGGAGGAACACTCTTTGGACCTCGTAAGCCTAGGCTAGAGGGACTCGTTACCTACTATCACCCTGACGGAAGACAAGAGAACGTTCTCTATGTAAATGGTAAGATAGCTAATGAAGAACAAGTTCAGTTTACAAAAGCTCCTTGGTCAACAACTAAACCAAGCGTATCTACTCCGTCTACAGGAACAGGTGGTGTGTCAACAGGTTTTGAGAGTCAAGAAGAATCCTCTAATAGAGAAAGAGATTTAGGTGGAGTGCCTACTACACGTCCAGACCCA